GGCGCCTGCGGCTCTCATGATGTGACGAACTATCCGTGGGATGTCATATTCCTGGCGGATCTCCTGATCTCCCATCAGTGTGGGAAGTAGCTGTGTCCAGACCTCCACATGTTCCCCACCAGGCACTGTGCCATCTTTTACGACTACGTCGTAGATCATCAGGAGATCATCTGGCGTTACCCTGACACGACCCATTTCTATTCCATACTCATCGGCCAGTAGCCTGGACCAGTCGCCGACTACTTTCACGTAAGTCTCTTCAGACATCAACTGCTGTGTCTGGCTAGCCAACATGAAGCCCAGGTCTTGGAAGAGCTGTAGGCTGGCAATTTTAGCCAGCTTCTCCAGCCTACTCAGGCCACTAGTTCTATCACCCTGTACCTCCGTGGCAGTCACACGCTCAGATGTCTTACGCCTGAAGCCACTGATGGCATCAATAGCACCGCTGGTGTTCTTTATTAGGTCTATTACTATACTCGCATCAGCCACGTTTCCTCGAGTTATGTCATCTACCTTCAGTTGCTTCACAGCGTTCTCTAGTCCCCGGCCCCATGCTGCCCTGCGCATTCTGATGAGCTTCCCAGCCTGCGGGTCTTTCAGGTCATTCATGTTTATCAGGCTTGGGTCTACGATCAGCATGTCATTGATGCTCTTGCGGACATTAGTTATATGGCTATTAAACAGCCAATTTAGGACCTCCTGCAAGCCGTGGACTATTTCCAGCTTAGACACAGGAGCTATGGTGTAGCCGTCACTATCTGGAGCGAACGTGACAACAGGTTTCCTTCCATGATTCAGATTCAACGGCCGTGCGCTGATGACAACCTGATCTGCTGCCACGGCGAAGAGCCAGGTTTCTGGATATTCTCCCTTCCTATTGCTCTGGCTGCCTGGTAGTTTCCATTCTCTCGGAATAATGTCTATGTACATATAGATCACATCTACAGGCCTAGACACTGTACTGGTAGTAGGGCTCGTCACACCAGTCTTCGTACGGCGACCAGTGGAGTCATTCTGGGAATATCTGGAGATACAGCTGCCTAGCTTACCTAGGTATCTCACATTGAACATCTGCTCATTATTACGCTCATCTCGGAGGAGGGAGAGGTAGTTATCCCTAGCTATCCAACCTACGTATTCTCCCTTCTGAATCTTATGAATAGCCACACCTGGGTCAGGAAGGAAGGAGTATGGGTCTATGTTGTCTACCCTATTACCCTCAAACATCAGTTGTTCAGTTTCAAACCTCTCGGTTCCAGAGCGGCCTAGGAGCATATCGAGGAAGGTCTGCTTTTCTCTGATCTGCTCCATGATTGCGTATTCGCTATACCATACAGGAGCACAGGCACCTAGGCCATAGGCGAAGCCATCTCGGAGGACAGTGTGTAGATCAAGAGCCACCTTGCTGTAATAACACTGCTGCTCTATTACCCTCTCAAGCAACATAGCTTTCACTACATCCTCAGGACCACGACCTTCGTAGCGGAATATAGGAGACTCCAGCAAGGCAGCGACCATGTAGGTAAGAAGGATCTCCAGCATTGCGTAGCTCTGTGGCACCACGATACTCACAGGCTTTCTATCATCCCTGCTCTTCAGAGCTAGTTCAGCCTCGTCGGATCTTATGTATGCAGTGAGGACCTCATCTATTGCCTTCCATGAGGGATAGCGTGCAGACATTACATCATAGCTCTCCTTCACACGATTCATTACGTTGTCTACGATATTCTTATGCAGATCCCCACTGGGATTCAGGTCTATGCCATCTGGGTAATCGTAGTCGAACTTCACGTCCCGCAGTGCTTGTGATCTCTGCTCATTGTCTGCAATAATAACTGGCATTGGTTCACTCCATTTATAAATTAAATGGACTACGGTTCAATCGCAACCTGCTGCACAGCACCAGTCGGGAAGCGAGCCTCAAGCTTGGTCTTACCGCCGCTGTCTACGCAATACAAGCGGACCTTGTTAGCCCCAGGGGCATCAGGACCAGAGGACATTTCTTGGAATTCTATATAGTGCTGGCCCATCACTAACTCCACTGCAGCAGTTAACAGTGTGTCACTCAGTACGAGCAGAGACGCAGAGTCTGTCAGGTTCCGGAATAGCAAATTCCCAGTGCCACCAACTCCTAGGATGCGAGTATAGGACTCACTATTCAGTGTCCCCCGCACCAGCTTTAGCTGCACATCAGAATCGCCTATTGCCCTCAGACGTGAGTAGGTTTGCTGCTGCGAGCTGTCATCCATGACGACGAAGTTATTATCTCGTGCGCTGCCAGCCATGCCATTGTAGACACGAGCAGTTGCGCAGTTCTGTAGGCTCCCGTGGTAATAGGTATATTCTGCATTGATGCCTAGGTAGAGACCATAGTTACACGCACCACCCTCTGGAAGATCCATATAGGCGCCGAGGAATTTATTCTTCGAGCCATTTACATATGCGAATGTGTCTATGGAACCACCAAAACTCATAGCCACGAATGTGTTGGTATTAGCGTTCGTGTCCAAATAGAGACCATAATCCGTAGACCCGACGATCTCAGAACTCACAATGGTGTTCCTATTCACACCATTAGCTGGGCAATCACCTGCAGTGCTATCGAAGAAGATACCTCTCGCGTGTGTGCCTAGGATACGAACATTGTTTATGTAGCTGTAGTGGCTGCCATAGATGTACACAGAAGAATCCGGCTCACATCCAGCTCCGATGTCTATGGAAGTACCAACAGCATGGATTCCATAGTCACCAGCATTCGTGATCTTTACATTATCGACTATGGCGTAGCGAGTCCTGATGAGGCCGATGGCACTAACGCCAGTGTCACCATCACCAAGCAGGGCCAGTTCTCTGATGGCCATGCCAGTTGTCTGCTGAGTGGTGTTGCTATATGGAGTTATGGCATAGCCACTTGTCAGGGCAGAGAAGTCTATCACAGTGCTATCCGAGCCGGCACCTATCAGGGAGACACCACCACGGGCCAGGATGCTATCTCCGATGGTATAGGTACTAGCACTAAGAGACACAGCACACTTGCTAACCCCACAGCTCTCGATGGCGAAGTTGATCTCAGCCTCATCACCACTACCATCAATTCCCCACCACTCAGGGTGGACTACAGTGCCGGTGCTGAAGTACGCTCGTCCTGTGCTATTGCAATTGATCCAGGCGCCAGCTGGTGCACTCTTCAGGTTATTCACAGTCAGATCATGTGCGCCTAGCGTGATTATAGCTCCTCTGGATATGGTGATAGAAGTCGTAGCAGGAATAATCACACCAGCCGCTAGGGCCTCGCTCTTGTTAATCTCCAGCTCAACCTGGGCAGTAGAGATCTTCGCCACAGCGACTGCAAGAGAAGGGAACCAGCAGCTCTTTAGAGGCTGCTGGCCTGTGAATGTGAAGCCTCCATTGCCGCTGAAGATCTGGTAGTTCCCAGCCTTGATTTGGTTAGTGCCGATAGTAAGAGAGATCCCATCCGCAGGTGCGAGCTTGCCTACTCCGTGGTCTATCTCCAGTGTGATAGTAGATGCCAGGGTGTAGTTGGAATTAATCGTATAATTCTGCGCAGCAGCCGGGAGTCTAATGATACCGCTTGTGATAGTAGGATGCCCTGTGATCTGTGCAGCACACCAGGCCATGCTGCCAACCTGGGAGGCATCACTATGTGATGTAATAGTCGGACTCGTGCTAGCAAAGTAGACACCCTTTAACTTGCCATACGTAGTAGACACCAGCTCGTAGATAATCCCATTGGTGGCAGTTAGTGAGTTGACTACAGCAGTTGTAATATTCCCATTCGTGACATTCGCAGTGGAGCTGACTAGCGTTGTGACAGATCCAGACGCCGCACTGAGTGTGGTAGTAGAAACGTCATCAAAGAAATCTGTCCTAGCTGCATTAAGCGAATAATACACGAGTCCGACTACAAGGGTAGTGCAGATAATTGCTACAACGGTTAGTCTCTTCAGAAGCCTCATCTCTTTCTCCTACAGAGGAGTCGCAGTCCAGGCACTCTCGGTGCCTATGGAAGTTAGTATACCACTGGCGAAGGTTAGCTGCTTGGTTCTTACTTCTAGCGCCCCACCTCCAGTTATTCTGCTATTGGTTATTACAGTCACGCTGCCTGTCACGCCGCTAGCGAACATGGCATCGAATTCTACTTTTCTGACAGCGTGTCTGCCTATGCTAGCCACATCCTCCAGGTAGATCTGCGAACCACGCAGAGCACAGGTGGCTTCGCCATCTGGGTAGATGTCTGTATCAGTGTCATCATAGAGAAGTGGGCCTACGGTGCCCAGATAGAGATCTCTTTCAACCACAGCAGATCCTCGCTAGTTCACGATAGTCCATAGTCATGAAATCCTCTCCCAGCACCTGCCCAGCCCGCTTCAGGTCACTCTCCATCGAATCGAGGACGACTAGGAGAAATTTCCTATCAATTCCCATCAGAACCGTCTTCTTCAAGAAACGGACAGTCGATACAACGCATGCTAGGGAGATTCTCAGAGTCTGCAGATCTATCTCGTTCATGGCTATAAGGCTCCATTACTGAAAGCTTAGCAGATAATTCTCGGAGCATGCCATAGTTTTTGACCATGAAACTCCTGCTGTCTTGCAGTTCTTTCTTTATGTCACCTAGCTCACTACGCACATGGCTGATTTCGCCATCTATACTCTCTGTGCACATGCTAGTTCTCTCCCTGCAAGCCTCAGCAGACACGAATAGCTTTCTCATAACGAGCAGATTACAGATGAATCCCAAGATGAAACTGGCTACTGCTATTACAACAGCGACTTCTACTGCTATCACATGGACTGTCTCTGGTGCTGTAATAGCTCCGGCGGCGAATAGTCCTACTGTTTGATACTGCGTTTGGGTATTAAACGGACTAAGCAACCCGCCAGTTCTTGATCGGCTCCATACCGTAGTCGTCATCTATAAGATCCTCATATTCATCATCTGCTGGCATCTCACCCTGTGTATAACGCTCTCCAAGCTCGAGCATCTCGACAATGTAGGAAAACACATCCATGACATCGAGGTATTTAGAACGTGGGTAAGACATGAGCTGCGCCTCCAGCGGACCGCAGCAGGTGGGATTATGATACACAAGCCCACGTCTGTAGAATGGAATGAGGGCACGGATCCTAGCGAGTTTACTCTCAGCATTTCTACCTCCTCGTGCCTTTAGTTCCACCAGCTCAATAGGGAGAGCCCTCTGAATTATCGCATTCTTTATTGGATAGGTGATGAACTCATTCAGGCCAGTTACTTCAACACCCAATACATGAGAATTCAGCCTATTGCACATGGCGAAGGCTTCATCTAGCTGCTCATCCGGGTGCAGGCGGTCGTTTATTACATCACGGACGTAGATTGCGCCTGTCTTACTATTTATCCCCACTCCAACGATGGCAGTTTTCGCACTGCTGCTCTCAGTTGTGCGAGCCGGGTCCATTATTACTACTGTCTCAACAGCTCTGTTGCTTGTTAGATCCTCTTTGGCTTCATCATAGTATTTAAAATACTGCTGCTTAAACGCAGCATCAGAGGTTATGACCATGTTTCTGTATTCCATGAAGAACACGTGAAGAAGACCCTGCTTCGCATAGCTCTCTGCGAGGTCTTTCACTTCGGCATCTGTCAGAAACTCTGGCCAGTTGGATCTATACATATCATCACAGAGTTCCAGACGGATGGAATACCAGTTTGGGTCTTCCAACAAGTTCACGAGAAGTGAGTCTTCGTGTAGCACTGTGCCAATCACCACGATTTTCCAGTCTTTCCTGGAACGATCTACGGAGTTCATCACATCTGCGAAGAACCACTCTTTCAGCTTCTTCCTCTGTTCCTCATTAATCACATTCTCTGCGTTCTCCAGATCATCGCCTATGATGAGGTCCGGCCTGAAGCCACGATACAAGATGCCACGAATCTGTTGCCCAGCACCACGAGGCATCACTGCTGTGCCAGTTGCAGTGACCCACATCTCCTTTGCAAAGCGGTCACTCTTCATAGGACCGAAGAGGTCGTTCACTATGTGATTTTCCAGCAGCTCATATTTCAGATCCTCCCCACGCATCTCGGCCTGTGTTGCAGTGCAGCTGATTGGGACTATGAATTTCTTCTCCCGAAAGAGGATCTTCTTCAACGGATACGCAACAGTGGCAGTTGTGCTCTTGCCATACCCACGAGGGGCGGCTATCACAACCTGGCGAATGGAGTCGTCATCCAGCGCTGCGAAGATTTTGTCATAGTCCGAGCAGAATGGACGACTATAGCGCTCAGGGAAGAACATCTTGCATGTGCTTCTCATGCTTAGATAGCAGCGGGATAATGCTTCTTGTATTCGTGGGTCCTGTTTTAGCATTTCAGTCCATTTAATTGATAAACATAGTAGGCACCATTGCCTAGTCAATTCAGTCTAGTAATGATCTCCTCAGCTTCCTCTACAGTCAGCCCGACACGAAAAAGATGGCTGTTCTTGTCTTCGGCCAGCTCTTGCTGGAATCTCCTTGTAGACCCAGTTCCCATGTCCTGTTCTTCGATCACCCGGTGAGTCGCATCAGTAACACCTT